GTGGCATCAACGCACAACACACGTGATATCCCTATCCTATCGGGGACAGGGAGGACATGGGCTGAATTTGGCACGCAATGTACCGGCGAGATAACTGTGAAATATGAATAGATTCCCCTGTGGCTGGTGGATTGCTCCGAGTTGTATTCTCGGCGCAGTTATGTGGTTTGGTATTGTTGGATTTGTTTTGGCAGAACCATATACTTTGCAGTGGACTGAACCTACTGAGCGGGAAGATGGTACAGATTTACCGTTAGACCAGATATTAGCGTATGCTATTTATGTAGATGGTATCTATACAACATATGCATGGCCAGGGGAAACCAATGCAATACTTGATATTGATATGTCTTCTCCACATATTATTACGATGAAAACGGCAGATACAGATTATAATCTATCTGCTCCATCAAATAGTGTAGGCATTCCGCTAACGCCTCCTGTGGCCCCTGGGATCTGCGTGAGTCAGTAATTCGATGCTGGTTACGTGAATTTATTATATAGGAATTAAATATTATGCCATTACCACTTCTAGCATTTTTTGGTCTAGGTATAGGTGCAAACACACTTGCCAATAAATATAGCCAAAATAAAGCAATGCAACAAAAAGGATTAATGGATCAACAAGCACAGTCATTGCTAGGAGCTCCAGGGCAGGAACTCACTGGCCCCTCGCGGCAGGGTGGTCCACTAATGTCTCCTGGTACTGGTCTTATGGGTGGAGAGCTTCAACCTTTACAGTATGCCCAAAAGATGATGCAGCTAGGTGGACCTTATGCAGCACTTGGTCAACAGCTTATGCAAAATCTTTTAAAACCACAACCACGTACTTCACAAGCAACCGGGCCGATGAAAGATGCTGTTGCTATTGGGTTACAACCAGGTACGGAAGAGTATGCAAAATATATTAGAGAGCGTACAATGAAACCTACCTCTCAAATTAATATTAATCAAGGGGGTACTCCTACTCCATTGACACCACAAGAACTCAGTACATATAATATGCCACCTGGTTCTTATATTACAGGTCGTGGTGAAATTAGAGCACCAGCCCCTTCGCGAGTTTCATCTGGAGAAGCTAAGCAGTTTGGACAAGGTAGTATTGCACTGAAAATGCTTGCAGAGATTGAAGAACAACTCAATGCTGGAACTCTTGATCCTTCTGATCCTTTAACTTGGGCTCGTGCAACGGGTTCTACAATTCCTATTGTTTCTAATTTTATAAATCTTTCACCAGATGAGGCAAAATCTAAATCTAATATCACACAGCTTGAAAACTTAGTACTTGCAATGATTCGTGGTGCGCAAGTAGGTCCAGAAGAGCAAAAATTATTTGCAAAACAATTACCACAATTTGGCCAAGACGACACACTATTTGCAGAAAACCTTTCAAATACTAAACGTAACATTACAGGTATGATGCAATCTATGTCAGATCTGCGCGGACTAAACCAAGATGTTATATATGATACATACACTGATGAAGATACTGGAGCAAATTGGGAACGAATAGGTGAAGATCCTAAAGATCCTAATAGTTGGAGAGAAGTAAAATGAAACCTTGGGAACAATCTGCAAAGGGTAAAGGTGTTCCGTGGGAAGCAGAATTAGTTGCGCCTGTTTCTCCTCAGATCCCATATACTGATCCAAAAACCACTATCGCACAGGGTACAGCGAGAGATCAGTTTGGTGCAGAGGAAAGAGCTAGGCAAGAAACTATAGCTGCTACTCAAGAAGCATATGGTCCGTGGGAAGCAGGACTCACTGCAATGGGTAATGAGACTGTGCAACCTTTTCTTGGTGCTGGAATGAAAGCATCTGGGCTCGGTGCAACTCCTAATATTAATAGATGGCTAGAAGGGTTGTCAACGGGTATGGAAGCACATACTCAGCAACTTCGCGACGCATACCCAGTTCCTACAATGGCAGGGCAGACAGTACCATACCTAGCAACTGCTCCAGCGGCACAGGGTTTATATATGAAAGGTGTCAGTAAGATGGCACCCGGTTTTGCCCGCAACACACTTGCCCGTACTTTACCTTCTGCCATGATTCCTGGAGCAGTTGAAGGTGGACTCATTGCGGCGGCAAACCCTTATCAGTCTGGTACACAAGGTGCGGCTATTGGTGCTGCTGGTAATGTTGTAGGACAAATGCTAACCAAACCATTATCCCGCGGTATAACTAATCTGGACCAGTATTCAAAAGATATGTTAGGCATTGCAAAGGATTGGAAGATAACAGGACATCCTAATAAATCTGTTTATGATTATATGATGCCTGGTGCTCGTACAGGGAATATTGGTTTTAAAGAAGTAGATGATGCGATTGCCACAAACAGTCAAGCACGGCAAGCAGTCTCTCATAGGTTTAATGTGCCACAACAAGAGATCAATCGAAAAGTATTAAATGTTGCAGGTCTTGATGCAGATGTAATAAATCCTGGTGATCTTTATAAACACCAACGTACGCTTGGTAAAGAGTACGATAAACTTGAAAGAAAGTCTACTCCTATATTTTCAGATCAAACCGTTGCTGAAGTTGCGACTGCCCGCGCTGCTTATGACGATCTAAGTGGAAACTTAAATCCAAAATGGGCTGACAATCTTCAAAATAAATTTAATAAAATAATGGAACCAGATGCATTCGAACTAGTTGGCCCGACACCTACGGGCAAAGCATTATTTGGAGAAAATAGTGGAGCAATAAATTTAGATGCATATCGTACTATGAAAAATGAACTCAAAACTATAATAAATAGAAGAAGTGGATATGCACTAGATCGTACAAGTCTTGCCGAGAAATCAATGGCACAAGATTATCTCCAGATATTACGAGATACAATGAAACGAGGTACTAGAGACCCGAAAATTATTAGCAAATGGGATACCTTAGATTCTAAGTATGCTGCTGCTAGATTCTTAGAAGATAATAAAATATTAGAGAGTGGACAAGTAGACGCTAAGAGATTATACCGTGCAATGAATTCTAAGATGCCAGGACAACTTGCATCTTTCAGGGGACCTTGGTCTGATATGGCAAAAGCAGCTCATTTAGGTAAGTATATCGAGGATGCTCGTAATACTACTCTTGGAATGAAGAGCGAAGTAAATACTATAATGGGATCTCGTGCGAATCAAAGAGGTATCTTTGGAAATCTTACTAGATTCGGAGCTGATACTAAATGGCTACCTAGTGCTGCTGTCACGCGATATGCATTTGCAAATCCAAAGAAAGGTTTGTTACGCTTACCACAAACTGCACCTCTATTTGGAGCAGGTGCAGTAAGTGGCCCATTCCGTGGTGGTCTTATGGATCGAGACCCTCCTCGTTAAAACCGGGTTTGTAAGGTTGTCCATGACCTAAGAACTTTTTCCAGTCAAAAGGGGTACTCTGATATGGAGTACTCCTTCGTTCTATCTGATCCATGTCATAGTTAAATTGATGTTGTCGTTGCCGCCATTCAATCATTTGTAACTGTTGTTGCATCATCATATTATCAAATGATTGATCAGCAATAACATGTTCTGCCGTCAATAACATTAAATACATAATACAACAATATATAATAAAACTCTTAATAGTCATTTCTCTATAAACCTCTTTAATCGTAGTGCCAGCTCACGTTCAAGTGGTTGACAATGTTCTCTAATCAATGTATACTCTATAAGTTCCTTGGTACCCATTCTTTGGATAGTAGCAGTATACTCGTCTATAATCTTAATAAGGTCTTCTAATACTAATGCCATTATATATCTCTCCTAAACCTAAGTGCTACTGGATGAAATGGAATACCATCTGCAGTGAATCCACTAAACTCAACTGTTAGCCATTGTCCAATATAGTCATCTTTATTCTCAAAGATTCGTTGCTTCTCTTCAAAACTACCAGGAGCTGTTACTTTGAAATGACCACAATCTACGACTGGTACTTCTTTTTCTGACATCTGTATATCATATACTTTAAACTCTGCATCTAAAAACTTTTTAACTTTAAGTAATGACTTACTACGCTTGTTCATCTCATACCCAGCATTACCTACACGAAGTATAAGTCCCTCATATCCTAATTCTCTTGCTTCACCAAAATGAGTGTCTAGGCTTTTGATTTGAGACATATGCTTAGTAGGAACAATCTGACTATTACTTCCCATTGTAAGTGATCTTAGTTGCAGTAGTCGTCCTGAATATGGGATATTACTTACATAGTCATACGCATGAAACTGCACACGCCTTGTACCAGGTTGGTCTCTACGTACCCAGCTTACAATCTCTTGAAGTGTTGCTCCATGGGCATAGAGCTCTCCATCAATTGTCTCTCCCTCATTTAATCTAATAGCATCAGTAATATGCCCAATAGTATCTATTACTTTCCCGCGGCGAGAATATGCTATATTCCTACCGTTTTGTTTTGTAATTAGACAACGATTTCCATCATACTTGTATTGAACCCATGCTTCACTTATATCAACTTTTACTTTATTCAAAGGTTGTGCTAGCATAGGCTGAATTAAACCTAATGCGTTACTCGGGCCTTCTTTTGCCTCTTCGATTGTATCTTTGTAACCTTGCAGCTTTTGCTTATTAATACGACTATTAACCCGCGAAGTAATTTGTTGGTGCATAGAGCGTCCAGCTTTACCACGAGGTACTGTTTCAGTCTTGATCTGTTTTTTGCCATGTAATACTCCATGTTCAATATAGATTGTTTCTTCTAACACATAAATAGACCACTCTTGGATATGTGAAGCACCTTGCTTGTAAAGCGTAGTAGCTGGTAAATCAAGAAGACTCATTTAGCACCTCTATACATTGCGATTAATGTTGCATCAGCACGATCTACATCCATCTTACGTGTAAAGTAGTCGCGGTGATTAGGAAAGTATTGGATAACAAGCAACCTAGCAGCATCTTTCTTTGTTGCTGTAATGCCAAACTGTTTCTTCCATGATACTGCACTAATAAATGTAACTGGCCACTCTAGTATTTTACAGTATATGTATGGTATTGCAGCCGCGTATCCAAAGTTAAATGCAGCAGGAGCACTTTGTTTTCCATATGCTTGTACTTTTTCGATCTGAACTCTTATCTGTACATCATCTCCTGCTGCTGCAAACCCCATAGTTTTAAAGATTTCACCTAGTTTATCAACGTCAATACTTACTCTTTTCTTACCTGTAGTAAGTACTTCACTATAATTAGGCATATCCCAGATATTAATAATAGTACGCGATACTGGTTCGATTAATGAAAGTGCTCCGTGAACACCTGGATCAATACCTAATACCCATTCTTTATAATTATTCAAACCATACTCCTAATGAGCTCCTTAGAAGCCCTGTGAGGCTTTAAAATTCAACCTATGTTAGCCTATAGGCCTAAATTTAAAGTGTCTTAGAATCGACTGTGTGCGACCTAGACTAGCTTTTAAATCAACTTTTTTCAAACCTTAGCTATTTTACGTCTCCCCAATTTGTGCCATATTCTTCATCTACTACAATAGGAACATTTAATTGAACTGCTTGTTCCATAATAAACTTAAGGTCTTTGATATCTCCTTCCATGTCTGGATGATAACTTAAATCAAGTTCATCATGTACTGTTAGATGAGGCGCTCCTAACCGTTCTTCATTAAACAAACCGTCCTCCCAAGCAAGTACCATTCCACTCTTCATTATATCCGCGGCTGTGCCCTGGTTATAATAGTTCAAAGCTTTATAGGATCCGTGGTATCTTTGACCATTCTTTGAGATAGTACGTTCATTAAATGTAATTCGGCGACCAAGCTCAGTACGGGTTTCACCTGTCATCTCTGCAAGTTCCATCTCAGCATTTAACTGATCAGTAACCATTGTAAATCGTTCATCATAACGAGTCATAAGAATACGGGCTAATTGTTCCGCAGTATTAGTTAACGGTATGAATCCCATGTTCTTAATAAGTTCAGTACGTTCTGCATCATCAAATGATCTTAACATCTGAGTAGTAATAGTATTAATGCCACCACCATACATTCGACTGAAGTTAAATGTTTTATATGCCACACGAGGTAAGTTGCCTCCTACCATCTTTTCGACAACTGCATGAAAGTCAGTCTTTGGATCATTCTTATAAGCTTCGAGTAACTCAGGACTTGCTGCCCTGTGTGCAAAGCATCTAAACTCGATACTGCTATAATCTAATTTACACCAATTAGGATAATAATCATCAGGTATAAAGATACTACGCATGAGAGGACCAAGAATGGGATCGCGTGAGGGTATATTCTGGAGGTTAGGACTACTGCTGCTAAACCGCCCAGTAATAGTACCAGCGCCACCAGAGCGAAGAGCGTTAAATTGTCCATGAATCCTCCCATCTATATTCTTTGATTGAAGACCATCTATGAATGTAGAGACAGTTTTGGATAACTTGCGAATCTCTCGTACCCAATGTAAGATTTCATATGGCTGACGTTCTAGCCACACTGCTTGAAAGCTTGGATTACCTTTTGATGTTACTTCATAGGGTATATCAAATTTACGGCAAAGTACAGCAAGGTCATTAGAACTGTTAACGTTGACATTAAAGCCAACAGCGCTATCAAGTTTACTACGTAAGTCGTTAATCTGTTGTGCCAATGAATCTCTGGCCACAAGTAGTGCTTCTTCATTTATATTTACGCCTCGTTTTCTCATTGCTATAAGCATTGGTAGTATACGTGTCTCTAAATCAAAGACACGAAGTAATCCATCACGTTCCATTATTTTCCATTGTTGTTCGAAGATTGCGTAAGGGAGTCTTGCATCTGATTCTGCATACGCTCCGACAAGGGACACTGGGGCACGATATATATTCGCTCTTTGCTTCCCATTATCTTTACCGCCATATGCACGGGCACACCATTTGTAGAGTTCATTCGACTCTTTGCCCTCATCAAGGTATTGTTGAGCAAGCGATTCCAATGAATAAGTAAATTTATTACCATCAATAAGAGCTTCTGCCGCTTGGACATCATAACATTTACCTCGTATATTTACACCTTCTTGATTAAGCCAACCAATATCATAAGAAGCATTCGCGAATATTTTATCAATGTTAGTACCTAGTACTTCATTCAACCAAGCGAATACTTGAATTGGATCCATATTCATTTCGCGATCAAGTTCATGCCGTAGTGGAAAGTACCAAGCAGTATCCTCAGTCGCGAGTGACACTCCTACAATATGTCCTCTATCGCGTGCCCATCCTGGTCCTGCCTCAAGAAGCTCAGGATCATATGTTTCAGTATCAATAGCTAGACGAGTTGCTCCTGACAAGTTAGGTAATTCTTTAGGAGGTGTCCAATTACTAGATACTTGCGGAAGTATAATCTTATGATTACGTCGTTGTTGTTTAAAGCTTTCAATGTTTAACATTTTCAAGAACTCCTGTAATCCAATCATTTTTAAAGTACATAAGTTCTGTATCCATTTCCCAATGAGTACAATTCTTAATTACTTTAGCAAGTAACTTGCCATCATATTTACCATAACCTTTAACTTCTTCAATAAGTACTCGTTCATCTAATAGTAAACCATCAGGTGTAAACTCAGCCCATTCACATGGAACCCATCTATTTTTTATTACTTGAGGTATTGGATTGGTTTTTGCAAAGTTTTTAAAGTATATATCGGTGTTAGGTTTTTCTATATCAAGGTAACCCATGCATACATTAGCATTATCACCTAATGTAATACAAAGACCATCTGGATGTGCTATCCAATCTATTTGTTGATTACTTAAATCACATACATTTAAAACTGCGTTTAAATGGTAACTTGCACCCCTAACTATCATTGATGGATGTATGACTTCTGTATATTCTTTAGTACAAAAGTATGCTGGGTAGTCTTGTGTAACAAATGGACGAAGTTTAAAAAAACTAATAGTGTTACCACGAGACCAAGTCTTATGGTAATTTGAAAGATATAGTATCTTATCTGGTACTTCACCTTGTATATTAAATTCTTGAAAACCATCTGTCATAAGTAATGTTGCATGATCTCCGCTACAATAAAAGTCTTTATCAAGAACAGTCATTGCTTCAAAGATTTGTTTAGCATTACCCGCAAATTGTATATTTGCAAACCTTTCATCATAATCTTGAAATAATACTCCATTATATTGGGCTTGGAGAATGCCATTCTCTATAGTTAGTACTTTCGCTTTTTGCATTTGAGCTTTAAGTTTCATTTTAAGTTGTCCTATTTATCTTTGCTAGTCAAGGGTTGGTCAACAATGATTTTATCCAAAACCTGCAATGCTTCCTCAGCTTCTCTTGGAATGACGGTGTAATGCCGCAACTTCATCGACTCAACGTTTATACATGCCATCATTGCAGCTTGTCTGATTTCTGCCCCAGAAAATTCAGCATTCATAATCATCGTCTCTATCCAAGTAACCAACTTATTGAATTCAGGGTCATTTTGGTATCTATATAGCACAGTGTCCATATCTACTCCTCTACTTTAAGTTTCATACTATAAATTCCAGTTTAATTGGTGAGTGGTGTTGATAGTTAATAAGTCCAGCATCATTAGGTTCAAAATGCCATATATCTGCTCCTGGATCTAAATATAAGTTAGGCAAAGATAGAGGATCTCGTGTAGTTTGATAAGTTAACATCTCAATGTGAGACTCATAGATATGGGTATCACCTAATGTACATTTAAGTTTACCAGGACGATAGCCAGTTGTCTTAGCAAGCAAATGAATCATCATTGCATAATGTACAATATCATAAGGCAAGCCAAGTCCAACATCTACTGACCGTTGGTGCCACATAAGATCAAGGTACTCACCCCCGCGGACATATACTTGCCAAGCATAATGACAAGTGGGAAGGCATTGTTTCTTTGCTGCACTCGGGTCCCACATACTGACAAGCATCCTGCGATCAGTTGGGTTATTCTTAAGTTTATCTACAATATTATATAACTGATCTACGCCATGAAACCCGCGAAGTAATGGACCATAGATTTGTCCGACGTCTCCTGGAAAATCTCCTTTATATGTATCTGCGTTGTCAGTCCATATAGTGCGATTAGTTCCATTTAAGTCTTTGAGTCTGTTATCATCATTAGAACCTTCAAGTATCCATGCTAACTCAGATGCAATACTCTTGAGTTTCATTTGTTTAGTAGTAAGAATAGGAAAACCTAGTTGTAAATCCCATTCCATCATTACACCAAAGATACTTAAAGTACGTGAGTTACGTGTTTCGTGCCACTCACCTTCTTCAAATACTTTAGCAATCAAATCAAGATAGTTTTTCATACCATTCCTCCACTGCTCGTTCGTCTCTAACAAGTTCCATAATAAATGTAATATTTGTCAACACATGTTTTAACACATGCAGTTTTGTTTCTTCATCATATAGTTTTGTACAATCTCCTGTTTCCATTACATATTTGAATTCCTGGTAGTGTCGTTCAGCTGCTGCCATAAACCTATGCACATCATCAACTGTTCTCCAATTGCCAGGTTTGTATTTACGAGCACCAAATGTCATTACTTCTGCGATGCCTCTATACGCTTCAGATGGTACAAGATCATAACGCAGTTTACCAGTATCAAACTTAATACAATCTTGTATAATTTCAAGCTCTAGGCCATAGTTCTCAATCAAAGTCATACAGTCTGTACAAGGCGGATGTGTTACATAAATTTTATGAGCAATTTGTCCATCAGTTAACGATTCAATAGCTACTTTCTCAGCATGTCTAACATCTTCAAATGTATTTCCATCATCATCTTCACATGGACCAGTTAATCGATAGTTATGACCTTTGCTAAGTATGTTATCATTTTTATCAACAACTACAGCACCTACTCGACGTTTAATACATTTAGATCTTTCTGCTTCTTCAAGTACCACTTTTCTTGGATCGATTAAAAACTTTTCCAATAATTTTAAGGTACTTTCCGTCTTTGGCAACTCTAAGTTGTCGGGGTCTAATAAACTCATTCATTTTCTCCAGAGCTTCTGTTACGGTTTTAGGAACAGGACCAACTCCATGTTGCTCCCACCATTTGATTGCACGATTTCTACCAAAAGGATGTTCAAAAGGTACCCACTCTTTAATAGTTTGCATTGGTTTACATACATATGTAACTTTTAAAGAATCAGGACTACCTTTCTTTTTATGCCTATGATAGTATACTTTTTCAACATTATAAATTTTATGACTTGCAATAACCTGGTTAGTAGCCGCAGTTACTGTAAGATCTGGTACTTTTGATGAAATAAACTTATACCCGCAAGGACATTCTTTTGCAGAAAGATACAATACTTCATTACATTCTGGGCATACTTTTGTAGGTGCTTCTCCACCTCCCTTTGCTACTTTAAAATCAAAGTTAGAATTTACAGGACCAAGTCTTTGTAAGTTTCCAGCAAAATCAAGTACAAGACAATCTTTCTTACCAGGTGCTATTCTAGAACCACGTCCAATCATCTGTACATGAAGAACAGGAGACCGCGTCGGTCTAAGCAGCGCGATCATATCTATTTCTGGATAGTCAAACCCAGTAGTTAATACCGCGACATTGACGAGAGCTTTGATGCTTCCTTCTCGATAGAGTCTGATAATTTCATCGCGTAATTCGATAGGCATGTTGCTATGGACATACATAGCTTTGATACCATAAGTAGAAAGCTCAGTCGCCACGTGTTCGGCGTGAGCAATATCGATAGCAAAGAGTAACCAATTCTTCCTAATCTTTTCATATTTAACAAGCTCCTTACAAATTTTATTAGTTATAGTATTCTGATCAAATGCCATACCTAATTGTTTAACAACATAATCACCTGCAGTAACTTTAACTTTAGATGGATCCATTTGAAAGTCTGCTGCTTTGGATATTAAAGGAGACAAGAACTTTTGTTTAATAAGTGTCTCAATATCTATACGATATATTGTCCGCGTGAATATATGACCTGGATCAGTAAGGCTACCGAAACCTGTTCTAAAAGGAGTCGCAGTTAGTCCGACTAGTTTATATTTTCCTATACCTTTTAGAAAAGATTGATACATCCCTTCACCAGTTGCTGGTATCAAATGACACTCATCAATTATGATAAGTTTAAAGTGTTTAAACAACTTAGGTTTACGAAACACCGATTGAATACCAGCAACTGTGATAGATTGTATCTCTTTCATTCCTAAGCCAGATGAATACAAACCAATAACTTTATCTGGTAAGTATATTCTAAGCTTTTGATAATCTTGTTCAAGTATTTCTTTATTATGAGATAATATTAATGTGGGCACTTCTCCCCATGTATCCTGTACTTTCTGTACAATACCTGCAAGTACATGCGACTTACCAGATGCAGTAGGCATTTCGATAAGAGGGTTCCCAACCTCTTTAGATCGAAAGAAAGCCATCGTTGCATTGATAGCTGCAGATTGATAATATCTTAATTTCATATCCTATTCATTGTTTCCGATTCATCCGGGTTGGTCAATGGTAGTTCTGGAATTGGTATCCAGCTGGTCAAGCTACATATCAAAGCTGTCAGATAAGGCTCTATTCACGTCTTCCCTAAGCGCCTCTAGCATGGATTCAAGTCGATCTGCGGCCCTAACCCATGCTTGTTCCCTATCCTTGCCCACAGCTATACACTTGTCCTCATTGTCAACTACTCTCCACGGGTATTTATTGTCAAAACCATCTTTTCTACAATCTAAACTCATCTCCCCTCCTATTCATCATCTTTTTGAGTCGTAACTATCACAACCTTTTCGTTGAACATCCAAAGTGAGTATAGTTCCTAATAAGTTACACACCCACTGCCCTTCTGCGACTGGTTCACTATATTTGCATGTACGACAGTTCTTTTCATAGTTCTCATTCTCCCAACATATTCCTTTGTATTCACACCACCCACATCTGAAGTACTTAAAACTATCGAATGCACGCGGTAACGGCTCATCTGAATTAATAATATCTACTGAACGTTTTTGAAGCTTTTCTATTACTTTTTTATCAATAGAAATCACTTCGAAATAAAGTTCTTCGGTATCTTTATTGACTGCAATAAACAATGCCCACTTCAATCCTGCATAATACGAATAGATTTGGCATTGTGCATAATACTGCTGGTTATTTTTAAGTAACCCAGTTGCATTAAAGTTTTGCCATGTGCTATCCTTTACAGCTTTAAACTCACCAAGTCCACGCCCCTCTAAACCTGGAACATTAGAAAGAACTGCATCCAAATGCCCGCGGAAGTGAGCTTCACAATCTTCCATAGGTGTTTGCGATTCTTCTACAACTATTCCAATACTTTCTAGTATTTTAATCAGTCGCGGTTCTTCATGGTGTCCTCGACTGAAGATACGTAGTTGTCGTGCAGTAAATGTCTGGGATTTTGCCCATCTAAAACTATACCACAACTTACGAGGACAATAATCACCTATCTGTGACATACCTAGATAGGGGCGTGGTTGCTCAGTCTTAGACTTGGAATCAATCTCAAGTCTAAGACCTTCAGCAATTTCTTTTGGTGTATAATCAGTCATTTAGAACGGATCAGGTTCATTTACCGCAGAATCAAAAGACAGTACTTTTTTGATATTGTTCTGCGCATCATAACCACCGCTTGCTGGTTTGATACCTACTACAATACGGACAGGTTGTCCATGAAGCTCTTGTGTATCTACAAACTCGGCAAGCTCCATAGCTTCACAAATTTGTTTCAGTTTAGACTTTGCAATAGCGACTGCCTTTTCGTTTTTGTTGATAATATTTAGATTGTCAAAGATTCGACGTCCTGCATATTCAGGATCAAGAACTTCCCAAGTCAACGCAATGTATTCACCCGTTCCATCTTTGGTAACTTTTAGATCAGAATTAACGATCTGTGCTTCATAATTACCTGCAGGAATCGGATCAAAACTAATGCTTTCAGTTTCTTCGGTAATAAAAGTATCTTTTAAAAGTGCCATCTTTGTTAGCTCCTAAGTTCAAGGTTAGTTTGTTGAATTGCACATGCTGTTTCAAATAATGCATCGAGATTAGGATCGATATACTTCTCAAGCTTACCTGTTCTATCTTTCGCAGTATATTGAATATCAGCTTCAGTTTGTAGTTTACGGTGCGTCACTCCATCTTTACGTACAAAACGCATTGCCATCACGATATCAAGTTGATAAGGTATCTCAGCTTTTAATTGTTTACCAGGAAACAAAGGACCATACATTGTGCGTCCTGATAACTCATCAGTGATTCTATCTTGTTTCGCAATAAATATAACATTCATTGGTAGATCACGAAAAGCACGAATAACTGATATAATTTCTTCAGCCATTTTCATATATGCTTGACGCGGGTCCCGCTCTAATGCCTTATATTCATTAAGTACTACCTGTGCGATCTCGGAGATAGAATCAAGTGTCACTGTTTGGTATGGATTATCTTTCTTTAAGAATGCATACACCTCCTTTACATCTTTGAGTGACTTAACTTCTGTCACATCTTGTTGAGTATCGAGAATAGAAAGAATACCAGGTTCAGCCGCAACAAGTAATGAATCACTCGCGGTGGTGGCTAGTACTGTCTTTCCTATTCCGGCTTCACCATATACAAGTGCATTAACATTTTGTGTATGCTGTATTCCAACAGGTTTAGATATTTTAATCATTTAATACCTCTAAATTAAGTGTATCAGTGTCCAGGTATGTGGTTAGTCGGGCTTCTCAAATTATAGTTCAAACATTCGGATATTCTCATAGTCGGATCTAAATGTTCTACTATTCGGGTATTAAAAGTAACCTGGCTGAGTTTCACCAGTATACTCCTAAGCCGTACTGTTGCTCTAACCAGCTGAGCTACGGATTTCTCCGACGGGACTTGAACCCGCGACCCACAGTTCCCAATGGCATCCTTATCAGGGATGTGCTCGTAAGGTGAGCGACCATATGCAACGACATACCCGGTACATCTAAGTTGTTTAAGGGACAACTGCAAACCCTTATACCTGCGCCCACTGATACATTTTTTACTTAATCCTTAACATAAGGATCTATATAATCACCCATTATATCGGAAGATTCAAAATCGATCTCGGATGTCCAATTAGCCTGCTGTATTGCTGCATCACATAACCGCAACTGTTTCGCGTGCCAATCATAACAATGTGTAAACTGTTGAAAGGATACTTTAGAGACTTGTGCTATAACATCGTCCATACCATCTTCAACACGTTTACGACCAGTTTTTGTTTCATACAAATCTTTCTGGTTTATAGCATTTAATCGATCTAATTTTGCTTGTAACTCTTTACGTCGCAACAAAGCTTCTGCTAATTTAACTTTCATGATTTACTCCATTTACATTTAAATTTAAATTTAAGGCCTATTTTAATCAAGATGGTATTCCTTCTAATTCCTGGAATATTGCGACTTCAATTTCATGACAAGTATCCATTGTAAGGAATGATATAATGTTCACATCATTAGTTGTGTTTGGTGATGTCCGCAGCTCATCCTGCCATAAATAAACACCATACAATTCTACATTTTTACCTTCGTTATGTATATATCGAATTTTAAGTTTCAAAGTATTAAATAAATATGATTCAAATGCAAGTTCAAATTCAGTAGTTTCAATTTCACGCATATTCATCTCCAGATCTCGATCATAAGCATCCTAGCAGGTTTCCAGATGCACTTTTAGTTTCTGATATAGCTCATCTTTCTTATCTATCTGCCGCCTTAGCTCAAGATTTTCAGCTGTTAGGGTAGCGTTCTGATTGAGAAATCCCCAGTAGTTCTTCGGTCTATTAGTCATATCCCCTCCTGTCTGGATCACTCATCTGTCACCTCCTTATATTCAACGGCCTGTCTCTGAACAGTAATCGGCGCACAGTTAAAGACTGCTGCCTCCCGAGTTGTGTGGGCGCATAGATTCGTCCCTGAGTACTCATTAATCCAGATAGTCTTTGGTTCAGGCTTGGCAACTCGGTAGTCAAAAGAGGTCCAATCCCAATGGCCAACAACATGCTCTAGCCATCCAGATTGTATATTATTCAGATCAAGCCGCTCCACCTTCCCGCCATCTGCCTCATGGAGCATCACCTCTGCTGCATGTCTTGTATCTAGTCGATTCATTCGATAATCTCCACTGTTAATTAGGTGATGCTGGCCGGAATCTCACCGACCAGCATTATTACAACTAATAAATTACACTATGCCGAATTACTGTGATGCCGCTGGCCGGATTCGAACCGACTACCCAACTCTGCCGAGTTTGCTCTTCCAACCCTGCCGGGCGTGTTTCCACATTTACATTGAGCTATCAGCGACAGATACACCTTAGCCCGGAATCACTCAGCTTCCTGACGTGCCCATTCCTTTGCCATAGGAATGTAATTAACGAAGTGTGCCGCAGTAGACTCGGAGTAACCAAGATCAACTAAAGCAGCCACATACGCAGCCTTGGACTGATTGCAACTCCGCAGTGTACTTACGATCTGATCCATAGGTACACGAGCACCTCCGGAACGACCAGTGCCACTAAGAATACCAAGAGTACGACCAGCAGTACTGTACACGCTAGCTGCACTTTTAGGTGAGTAGTCAAACTTGTCCTGCAAAAGCTGAATAATCTGAGCACGACTATAACCTTCTTCGTACTTGCTCTTAATGAATGTACTTACCTGCGCAGACTTAGATTCACTAGCATCAGGTGCGGTAGATTTGCGCAATTCAGCAAACATACGCACAGCCGCAGGGAAGGTAATCTCCTGACTGTCGCGCAACCACAGAATCACTTCATCAGCATTACCACCAGTAAACTTCTCACTGAACTCAGCAAGCAGCGGGTTATCGTCAACTTCACGCATCTCACCTTCTGGCGCAGACACGTCTACAACTTCAACTTCTACGTCAGTTTCGACAGCTTCATTCTCATCTTCAAATACTGCATTCATATTATAATCTCCAGAGACAGTTAAAGGTAGAAAGTTAAATAGCCTCTAATACTTAACTTCTATATAATATTATATTCTTACTTTTAAGAAAAGTACAATAGAATGTTTTTATGTACTTATAAAAATAACTTATATCAAGAATCTATCTCAGTGTCAAATAACTCTAAGAAACCATGTGTTACTTCACAAATCTTACGCTGTCCGCCTATTGCCCGCGGTTCATGCATATATCCTAAGTCTACAAAGTATCTTACTATTTCTAAAGTATGTAAAGCCCTGCACTCTGTACCTAAATATTGTGCTACTTCACGACGTTGCCCCAACATTATATTTAGATGTGATAATGAAAACCGGTTTTTCTTATGCATTTTAAGATCATGTGTAGTTCTCGGTCCTTCATTTTTGAGTAACTGTACAATAATAGGTGCGACTAAATCGCGATAGAAGTTACCTTCACTTTCTGCTCCAACAAAGTTATATACAGTGGCAAGTTCATACTCGATAAGACTAAGTGCCCAATCAACAATCTCTTGTGTAATAACAGGTGCACCAGGATTCTCAATCGCAGCCATGCATCCAGTTACTCTATTAAGTTTTTCACCTACTCTTGTAAGACATGTAGCTTCAAGTTTTGAATTATTATCCCAAGCTTTATTTTCTCTATCAACGTAACTATTTATTATATCATTATAACTGGCAAATGGTTTTATATCAATTACATCAGGTAAGTCTTTTTGTTGATTCCCGCGACAGAGTTTAAAGAATGTATCAAACTGGTTTCTTAAACTACTAGTAAGTATTAATGCATCATGGTCTGGATTAATATGAGGTTTCTTTTTCATAACATTGAATGCAAGCATACGTGCGCGCTCACCTGTGTTAGCTGCATCGCGTTGAAGCATTGTTTTGTTAAATATCTCTGGAGTCGATTCATTTATAATTGTTAGCGCAGGCGCCTTTATCTCTGCTATGCTATTATTTCCATCACTATAGCGTTCAGGCATTGCTAGATCATTCATTCCTGATTTACTAAAATAATCTAATATATTTCTTTGTAGCGATTCAGTATTACCAGATGATGTTTTATACATAAAACCAGCTTCTGTAAATACACATAAACGCGATCTAGCTATTCTTAAATCTTCTGCTAATCCTTTACCCGATGTATATGTTTTAGCTCCTAGAAATGATTGGCCCTCATGCTTATACTGTGCCAATATTTGTCCAATAAACTTTTGAATTGCATCTTTACCCATACCTGTTCGCATAAGTAATGTAAGGTATAAGTTAATGCCACTTCTTTGTACATTATATGTACGACCACCTATTCCTGCAACTAATCCAAATGCTGCAACAATACATACTTCTTTAACTGGGTAAATAGATTTCTCGTACATAAGATCCGCGAGTTCACCTATTACTCCAGGTGGCATTGTTAAAGTGCGGGCATCTTGTTCTTTTTTAGGTATATCTGGTAATGTAAACTTCTTACCATCTATTTTCTCTAACGCTCCAGTAATGCTTCGCGGTAGATCCTTAATTCTATCATCTATATCTTTACTTCTACTATAATCATTTCTTTCTAAGAATTCATGTTTAGCACTAAGCAACATTCCTTGAACAGCATTCTGTACGTCAATCGCAGAAAAGCCATAACTGATCATAGACATTATCATACTGTTTGTAGTATGATGTAACTCTTCTCCACCTAGAATCTTTTTAAGTGCTTCTTCTTTATCAAACTTCTTACGTTTCTCTCCTCCACTCTCGCCATATACATAATCAAGTGGATCAAGTTTATTACCTACTAGATTCTTTTTAACGACATATTGTCTACCAGTTGCGAGTGTTACAGGTTTAAACCAAGGTTGTGAGATTATTCCATTCTCTTTAACCCATGCTATGTTAAAACCTAGTTCTTGTAACTCACTGACAAATGCTTTAGTAAGTCCGACTAACTCTTCTGCCATGATCTCAGTATCTAATGGTATGATGAGTCGCCAGCGTCCAGGACTAAAGCTACTATGTATGCAATGGATTATTTTCCGCTGAGTCAGCGTATGATGAACTGTTTCTAACTTACATAAATCTTTATCATCTACTGCAATGTCACCATCTATGACAAACATAGTCGCAGTGGGCATTAACGCATTCTTTCGCTGAGTTGCCTGTCCTACAGTAAAGTATCCCGCAGACTCTTTGTAAATGCTTTTTATTTGTTCTTCTGTTAATCCGTATGTCTCTTCATCTGGTATGACTTTTGGATGTGTAAACATACTGAAGAATTTGTAAACTGCTTGATTTTGTTCTTTTAATGCAACCGCTTCACGTCCTCCGACGCAAACACTGTACTTCATTACTTCTGGCACATTACTCTCCTAGTTTACCTAATGTACATATGTAGGTGCTCCATGTAAAATGCCTGGCCAACCGTCGCTGACCAGGACTTCTCATTTTACCAGGAGTAAGGCTTTTTACAAGCCATTAATAATTATCTCACGTTTCTCTCTATTTGTACAATCAATTGTCTCTATGTCCTTATAAATCCTATCTATAAGGTCAGACTTCTATTATCTTCATGAGTTTTGAAACTCTTCACTATCGCATATTTCAACTATCTCGTAAAACGTATCAACTCTATAAACCGTACGTCCCGCTCTAATCGCACATTCAACAGCCATTCGCGGGTCACTAGCAGTAAACTTAAGATCTGAATCCCAAGGTGTTACAAGATTATTAAAATACCTAAAACCAAAATTGTCATAGTTTGTAGCCAATACAGCAATTGCAGTGTTCTCTCTTACCTTTCCTACTTTATAGAAATAATAAGGACCACTCGCCTCAACTTTTATTTCATGTTGTGTTGTTAACGCAAAAATTATATCTTCAGGTGTGTCTAATATCATTTTAGCTTTCATTTAATCTCTCCTAATTGCGCTTCAATCAACAGCCCCTTAGCCATTTGTTTACTTTCTTGCCGCGTAGCATGACACCACTTCCCATTCCGCCCACGTATCCAAAGCGTCTGTCCGCGGATTACTTTGTGGTAATGTTCCATATAACTCTGTGCTAGTGCACTCATTTCATAGTCCTCATTATTTCATTTACAACAGTCTCATGCATCTCATTGACAATATTATCATCTTTAATATCGCCTAATGACCAGTTACTTTCAAAAGGAACTTCGCGGTGTACATCTACCTCCCAATATGGATCTTCCCACTCAGCATGAAATGCCATAGTTTCATGGTACCTATCTAACCCTATCTCTTGTACTTTATTGTCATATACATAATTTCCAACAGTACTCACAATAATTCTTGTTTCGCCTGCTTCAAGTAATGTATTTCGTCTAAAACGACATTCTAGTGCACATATAAAATGTCCAGCCCAACCACGTTCAGTTCTAGTTACTTTCATAATTCACCACTCCATTATTTCATTTGTGCTTCACGACGTTCGCGGCGTACCTGCTTGATGCTGACGCCGCGTCGCGTTGCCTCTTTTCTGACAGTTTCAGTATGTACTGATATGGCTGTTTTTGTATCACGTACTAGGCTCTTGTATGCAGGACATCGCCCGGAGTCAAAAAAAGAACAGCCGGTGTCGCAAACCTTGCCACCCATAACTGTGTGAAGCGCTAGCATAGTAGCCGTAACTTCTAGGCTTGAGTATTGCAGACATCCCGCGGCTTGATATTCATGTATTGTATAAGATTTCATATTATTCACCACTCCAACATAATTAATATTAAAACAACAATCGCTAATACCTTCCATATTATTGCCGTTCTTTTATCCATGTTTTACCTTGTTTAACTCTTTCATCTCGAGTTTTTAATTTAATTTCAAGTGCTTTGATTTCTTGTTCTAATCGTCTAATGCGCTCTTTTAAAACTCTTGTCGCGTGAGTGTCATATTTAGTTATTCGATCAGTAAGTATTTTTCTAGTTAGTATGTCTACAGCATTCCGTTCTCCTCTTATAGTTTTATATAAAAAGTCAGCCGATTGTCGTTCTTTTATAGAATAATTATTCCAATTATGTTTAATTTTATGAAATTGTTTGATAATAATTCTATGATACGCCCGACTTTTAAGTCCAGCTTCTAAAACAATTGGTGTGAGATCAATAGTTTTATTGGCAAGATAAACTTTATTATAATCATTATAAAAGTCATATAACTCTTGATCAGTCATTATTTTCTCCAAATGTTATGAACTTCTATCTCTTCATGACCTAATGATTTACACTGAATCATATATTTCTTTAGTTTTTGCACGTGATGTAATTTGATGCGATGTAATTTGATAGAGTTCGCCTGGAATAGGAAATTCTACAGAGTCTTTAAAATAATCTGTAGTCACTATATAAACACTATCTAAATATTTCATAGAGGCAGGAGAATTATAACCTACCCAAGAACCTTGGTTGATAATTTCATTTGTAATTTCATTTTTTATAGCGAGTGCGTGCGTAAAACCATTTTTTGTATCGCGGATTAAATGTACATATGTAAGCATTTTGTATTCTCCTATTACAGTTTATCATTAATTCAACATTCATTATATAATGTTAAATATTAAAAGTACAATTAAAAGATTTTATACGCTTATAAATATAACTTATACAGGTATTCGCGGGGTGTGCCTTATGTTTCTCTGATATTATGTCTCCATTATTCCAAAAAGCTATATATTTCAACAACTTAGCTTAAAGAGAGAAATTGTCTAACAAATTCAATAAGTTAATCAAACCTTATTCGTACAAAATAATTAAAAGAGACAAATTTAGAAGATTGTCTAACAAATTCAACAAGTTAGACAACTTTTTAAATTTCTAAGCAAATTAGCTTGCGCTCGCGTGTCTGTGCTGACTCGTACGAGTTAATACAAGTAAAGTGTCAGAAAATTGACACATACCCGTATTAACTCATACGAACCGGGTGGATAAAGGCATTCCATGACTCAAAACCCGAACCAGTTTGATAGGGGGGTATCTAAGTATAATAAGTATATATATATATATATATATGTATATTATAGGTATTATAGCTCTTCACACCCCCTCTTACCAGTTATTTTTCCTCTTTTCATGTTAGCACCCAGAACTGGCATCACCCCGCGATAGGTTTGCACCTATGCAGGGTCTTTTGCCAACCATAAGAAGTTACTTGTCCGGATAACTACTCAGTGGCCCATTCCGGGAGATAATCGGTATCGCCGCAGAACTCGCAAACATCGGGCCCGTCAATTCCGGTAGGCGTGCCGCAACAGACACAATAGGTAACCTGATACCATGCTGATGCTTCTTGCTCATCACGGCGTTCCATTACAAGCCGTTCAATTTCGTTTGTCATTGTCTTAACTCCTTTTTGAAGTGAAAAAAAAGCCGACCCGAAGGTCGGCATTATAGGATTATTCTATTCGGTCATAGATTCTTGCTTTGCCCATTCTTGAGCCATCTTGATGTATGGCATACATTGTTTAGCCGATGCCATACCACCGAACAACTCTTCATCGACACAAATCTGAGCCATCTCTTTTTGTGTCTTGTTTTGTGTAACCAACTCACGAAGTCTCGCGACCCTCGCTGTCCAATCACACTTGGCTTCTTTTGTCTCGCCATAAACAGAATCGGTGGCTTCATTGATATCTTCTTTGTTGTATCCTTTCTTCTTAAGAGCCAACTTACAAGCACTCTTTGATACACCAGAATCAAAGATAGTTTGAGCTAATTCAACAATAGTGTTATTCATGATTAATATCCTTTGTTTGTGAGTGAGATTAAATAATAGTCTATTTAAAACTATTTGTACACACAGTTGTTCTTATGTATCAATCAATCAATATGATACATCTTAACTATTGTCACATCTTCAACTGGATCAAAACCAGGTTCGTCACCAATATTTGGATACTCAGTTATATACTTTGTAGCAATTTCTTCTCTAATTAATTCTTCATCACCAACACAACCCCTGAACCAATCAACCCTAATATCAGTATCAACTCTGTTGAAATAAAATACAACAACAGTTACATCACCAGGAAATTCTAACATAATAATATACTCCAATTAATATTAATATAAACCTGATTAATTATTTAATCAGTATAATAATTATAATATAAATAATTATAAAAGTATAATCAATTATATTAATACAGGTATAAATATAATTAATAATAATGATATAGATTATATTAATATAAGCATAGATATAACTAATAATATACGTATAAGTATATCTTATATATGTATAGATATAGCTGATAGCTGATAGATAAGATATATTTATATGCGGATAGATATAACTTATAACAACGTTATAAATATATCTTATCTAGGTATAAATAGAACTTATGACCTAAGTTATAAGTATAAGCTATGTATATATAGGGAAATCTTATAGGGGTGGTGGGGGGTAACCAGGTAACCAAGCCCCAGCTGTGCTCCAGATATAATTTTTGTCATTTTTTCTTATCATATTTGTTATTTTTTCATCATCCAAGTTTCCTATAAGAATTATCTATAGGGTTATAAAATCTTTTTATTGTACTTTTCCGTTTAACTATTATATAATCAAAATATGGAGTCACAAATCAAAGATAAGCTATCATGAACTTTCCTGACTGTGAAGTTTTTGACACCAATATAGATCATGTTGAGATCAAACGTATCTCTAAGGGTATTTCGCTTGACGATTGTGCTCGTTGCTTTGGTTATGAGTTAGAAGAGTTACCGGAGGCTGATCGTCGGTTCCTAAAAGCCATGCACACACGCGGACGTGCTGAGGGACTCACTGAAGCTGTCGATCATTTGTTTTCTCAAATGAAAACTGCCCGAAATGGAGGTGCACTCGCGGTTCAGTATCTTCAGAATTACACAGACGACTGGCCAAAAGAAGGAATCGGAACTGGCGGAGCTGGTCTTAACTTTAAGGTACTATTAAATGAATGACACACCTCTATTGACTTACCTCGCGCACTCTTGTCCTAATCTTATGAAAAAGCTACAGGGCAAGATTGTAAAAAGTGCTGTACTTCATACCGAGATCACGCGAATCCTAGATAAGAAAGACCGTAACGTCACTTGCGAAGATCTTGAGCGCTGGGAAGCTGCTACAGTCGCGACTAAAGTAGTGAAAAAGACTGTAACTAATAAAAAGGTACTAGGTTTAAAAGATAAGCAATTAGAGCTTAATTTGGAGACATAATCATGGATTTTTCGAAAGCTTTGCAACATATAAAAGAAGGTGCACGTGTTTACCGCACTGGATGGAATGGTCCTGATCAATTTGTGTTTTTAGTGCCAGGATCGACTTTTACAGTGAATCGCGCGCCACTATTAGGTATTTATCCCGAAGGCACTGAAATTAATTACCTACCACATATTGATATTAAAACTCAACAAGGTTTTGTTGTTCCGTGGATTGCTTCTCAAGGTGATATTATGGCAGAAGACTGGGATATACTGGGATATACATAGTGCCTAACTATGTACCACAAGCACCATCGGGTCTAAATCTAGCCCCTAAATTCGATCCGACGTCGATGTATGCTACTATACGTGATATTGGCTATGATATGTCACCGGGTTACGGAGATGTCCTCGCGGGTAAGCGTGCCGTAGAGGCTTATGGCCGCATGGGGACAGCACTTCGCGATATGCGGTTAATGGATGCAGCTTCGTATGGAGCGCAGGGGCTTACGGAGCAAATAACCACTATTCCTGGACTTGGAGACATAGCAGGACTTGCGAAAATAGGTGCGGCAGGAATTATGGCTGGCGCAAGAGGAATGGGGAGATTAAATCCAAATAGATATGACAAAGCAGAACAACTTGTTGTCGATACAATGGATTTTGGAGATAAAGATATAGCTAAACTTAATAGTAGTTTATGGGATAATTTTAAAGCATATTTTGGACCAGAGACCGACTTAAGATCTGGGAATTGGGATGTAACCGACTTAAGGTTTGAAATCCCTGATTGGGATATAGCTACCGATATGAGCATGATTCGCCCTAAAACGCGAATGAATATGCCGAAGGAAATGCGGCTTCATGACTTTATAGATCATCCTGATCTTAAGAAAGCATACCCAGATTATAATCCAATTATAATAGGAGCGCGTCTACCTAAATCTGAAGAAGCACTAGGTATGACATATGATATATATGGAAATGGTACTGATATAAAAGACAGAGTAGTACCCGAAATATTGCTTAATTGGACGCAGATTGAAAAAGAAGCTATGCGAGCTGGTAGACCAGCAGAAGATTTAGCACGAGAAATATTGTTTCATGAGATACAACATCCTATTCAGAATATAGAAGGATTTGCTCGTGGTGGACATTACACGCAACCTAATTACCCGCGGTTAGGGGGTGAGATCGAGGCGAATGTAGTCGGAGCTCGGAGTTTACGTCCTCAAACAGAAAATCCAGTAAGTCAAATGCCTCTTACAATGGGCGAGCAAGTAGTTGATTATGGCTCTGGACCAATGTCGTCCAAGATTGATCCGAAAGTTAAAGCAGTACAAGATCAGTTAAATCTTAGTTTAATGCCAGATAATTATAGATTTGGCCGAATATATGGAGAAAAAAAATCTTGGTATTTTAATGAAAATGAAGGGGGACTTGCTGATGGTAATTGGGGTTTCGGTAAAAATAAAGAGGAAGCTTTTGAAGATTATAAAAAGAATTGGTTAAAAAGATTTAATAAAACTGGTGTAAAAAGATTTGAAGAAGAGTCACATAATTTTTATGAGTGAAATAGTCTACAAAGCTTCTCCTACACTGAATGACTTCCATAAAGACGATCATTTTGTTAGAGGCATACGCGGGCCGATTGGTTCGGGTAAAAGCGTAGGTATGTGCTTTGAAATCTTTATGAAAGCAATGAAGCAAGAGCCATTTGAAGGAGTACGTAGGAGCCGCTGGGTTATTATACGTAATACCTACCGCGAGCTAGTTGATACGACTATCAAGACTTGGAATGACTGGTTTCCTAAAAGTATGGGGTTATGGAGTGCACAGAACCTATCTCATACAATTGTTAAATCATTACCAGATGGGACAGCACTCCATTTAGAAGTTATGTTCCGTGCATTAGACAAACCAGACGATGTTAAGAAGTTGCTCTCATTAGAACTCACGGGCGGATGGGTTAATGAAGCCAAAGAGATTCCACTGCGTATCATAGAGATGTTACAAGGCAGGGTTGGACGATATCCCTCTAAAAGACAAGGTGGACCGTCTTGGTGGGGTGTTATAATGGATACTAACCCACCTGATACTGATAGTTGGTGGTATCGCGTATTTGAAGAAGTATGCCCCGAAAACTGGAAGATATTTGCACAACCGTCTGGAGTAGGTCCAGATGGTGAAAATGTAGATAATTTGCCGCCGAATTACTATAAGAATATGACACCTGGCAAAGATCAAGAGTGGATTAATGTATACGTCCATGGTAAATATGGTTTTGTGCAAGAAGGTAATCCTGTACATTCTGATTATAATGATGATGTACACTTTACACACCACATTACAGAATTGCCAAAAGACTGTGAGATCTTTATTGGTATCGACTTTGGATTAACTCCTGCGGCTGCATTTGCATTCGAGCATAATGGGCAGTGGGTATTCTTTGACGAAGTTGTTACACGCGATATGGGAGCAGTGAAGTTTGGAACTCTACTGGGTAAACACATACGTCGGCATTATCGTGGGCATCCTCTCATTATCACCGGTGATCCTGCTGGTGAGCAGCGTGTACAAACTGACGAAAGAACGCCATTTGAGATACTTAACGCGTTAGATATAGATGCTGTTCCAGCACATACAAATGATGTACTTATTCGTCGTGAGACACTTTCAGTTCAGTTACGCCGTATGACATTTACTGGTGAACCTGGCCTGGTTGTAGGACCTAATTGTAAGTATCTACGCCGCGGGTTGGCAGGTGGCTTTAAATATCGTCGGTTAAATGTATCAGGTACAGATCGTTACGTCGATAAGCCTGATAAGAATATTTACTCGCATGTCTGTGAAGCAGCTGAGTATTTATTACTTGGTGCTGGAGAAGATAGTCAAGTACTTGGTAATCTTGAGAATAGTGAGCAATTGAAATATGATGACCGAGCTGTCATATGAGTGATATAATCCCTACAACTGAAGAAGAACTTGTTGGGCTGCTTAACAACGAGTTACAGAACACTCTTGGAGGTGGTAGTGAAACTACTGGTTCAGATTCTGAGCTTACTCAGGCATGGGAAGATGCATTAGATTATTATTTCGGTAAACCCCGCGGTGACGAAATAGATGGTCGTTCTAAAGTCATATCTATGGATGTGGCAGATATGGTCGAACAGACTGTCGCGCAAATAGTTCCAGCGCTTACTACTGATAATCTTGGAGAGTTTAGTGCATATAATGCAGCAGAAGCGACTCAGGCAAAGTCAGAATCAGCAGCAGTAAACTGGGCTATCTTAACTCAGAATAATGGATTAGTAGAATTCATTGCAGCAGTTAAAGATGGACTATTGCAGCGTAATGGTATCATTGAAATAGACATAGATGAGCATATAGAGATATCTGAAGAAAGTTTTGAGAACGTTCCGCTATCTGCTTTATCACAATTAGAAGAAATGCCAAATGTAGAACTAACTGGTGCCGATATTGTCGAAGAAGGAATGTTTACTGAAGAAGGTCAGATACTCGTAGAACCTACTTACAATATAGAGTTAAAGAAACAGAATAAAGTCAAACAATTGACAGTAGAGGCAGTTGCACCAGATGAATTTAGAGTAAATGGTGATCATAATTCTATCTTCTTACATAATGCTCGATTTGTATGTCGCACAAAGTTTCCTACTCGTTCTGAGCTGATTCAACAAGGATATGACCCAGCGATTATAGATGACTTGCCGGCAACTACAACAAGAACAGATATTGACGCGAGAGCCAGGTCTAGAGATGAACAAGAAAATGAACTAGACGCAGCTCAAAAAGCTGGAGAACGTATTCAGATTGAGAAGTGTATTTATCTTGTAGATATGGATGGAGACGGGATTGCTGAACGTCGTAGGATTATAAAAGCTGGTTCAAAGATTCTTGAGAATGAAATATTTCCAGTAGTTCCATTTGCTGCTTGGACTCCCTTCTTACTGCCACATAGATTTTATGGTTTATCTATGTTTGATAAGATTAAGCAAACACAGGATGTAAAGACAGCATTTCTACGTAAAACACTTGACAATGCTGAAAGTATTATTAATCAGCGAGTTACAGTTGTTTCAAACCAAGTTAATATGGATGATGTACTCTCTTCACGTCCAAATGGTGTTGTAAGAGCAAAACGTACAGATGCTGTATCACCGTGGCCGGTACAAAGTTTAGGTGACACTGGTTTCAAAATGCTCGGCTATATGGACAAAACACGTAAAGAAGCCGGTGGTGCACAACTTGATCTCGGAACATCAGAAAATATGCCAGTACAGGGTCAGACTGCGCATGGTATGGAACGTTGGATGTCATCTCAAGAGCAACTTGGCTACTTGATGACAAATATGTGTGCCAATACACTTATTAAAGAAACATACCGTATAAGTCATATAATATTGCGTACATTCATGCCTGAAGAATTGACGTATGAAAATGATGGACAGATGGTTTCAACTAACCCAATGATGTGGCCACCTCGGCCTAAAGTAAAGATTAATATACAGCTTTCAATGGCCGAGCGTCAAAGAAAGTATATGATCTTGACTGACGAGATAGCGCAACAAAAAGAAGATATGGCATCAGGCAAAAGTGGTGTAACTGCGTCGCTACAGACATTATACTCTGCGAGGTTAGATCGTGCGAAAATCGCTGGTATTGAGAACCCAGAAAGATACTGGATTAACCCTGCAAGTCAAGAGTCGCAACAAGCCGCACAGCAGAATCAACAAGGTGCAATGGCGCAGCAACAACATGATGACGCGCAAAATGATAAATTGTTGCAAACACAACTTCAAATATCACAACTGCAAGAGCAGAGTGATAAGATGAAAGCGCAGTTAGATTACGCGATTAAAGTGAACGAGCAACTGCGTAAATGGACGGATATGGAACTAGAGTATAGTACTGATATCCCAAATGAAGGAGCACCGAGATAGTGACTCCCGAACAGAAAGCAGAGCAAGCTAAACGAATGGTAGAAAGTCCAATATGGACTGAATGCTGGGAAAATGTACAGAAAGATTTATTTGAACAATTCTGCGCAAATGTAGACTTGGAGACACGTCAACGGATTTCATTTGCAATGGATTTAATAACTGAGTTTGACAATCAAGTGAGATCCTTGATTGTTGATGGAACCCCGCTAAAGATAGTTGGAGACAACAATGGCAATTAACCAAGCAGAACTAGGAGACATTCTGAGAAAGAGTGTTGCCGAGCAAGAAACAGCAGAGACAGAGATTGTAGACGCTGATCTAGTGCCAGTAGAAACTGAAGAAGAAGTTGTAGAGACTGAGGAGTCTGTTGCACCTGAAACTACAGAAGAAACTGAGGAACAAGAGGAAGTTGTTGAGGAAGTTCAAGAAACCAATATCGAGAACTTGAATGACCTTGCCACCGCGATTGAAGTTGAACCAGAATTTTTGTATGGTATTAAAATTCCGATGCCAGGCGAAATGGATCCTATTTCCTTATCGGAACTTAAGGATGGTTACACACAGTTTAAACGCGGGACTACAGCAGACCTTGAAGTTCTGGAAAACGAGCGTGCAAAATTTGAGGAATATAAACAGCAGCAAACACAGCAACTTCAGACGCAAGCACAACTACCGCAAGAGATTGTGGCAGCACAAGCAAAAGCGTTTGCAATAGCTAGTCAATTTAATGCTTATGATTGGGAGAGTCTTGAAAAAGATAATCCTGGAGAAGCAGCACTGCAGAAGCAAAAGTTATCTACTGCGTACCAAGAGGCTCAGAACGAGCAACAGGGTCTTGTGGCGAAGTATCAACAGGAGCAAATGGCAGAGATTGAGAAATCGAACCAAGAGCAACGTACTGCAATGTTGAAAACCATTCCAGAATGGAATGATAATAATCTCCGAGTCAAAGAACAGGATGAAATGCGTATCATGCTGAAAGAATATGGTTATTCAGATAATGATATAAGTGCATTAGCAGACCATAGAGCTATGCGTCTTGCTCGCGATCTTTGGCAGTTTAAGCAGAAGAATGTGAAAGCTTTGAAAACCTTAAAGAAAGTTGCTAAGGTTCCTAAAACTGTAAAAGCAGGGACTATTCCTGCTGCTGTTCAAAAGTCTCAAAAATTGCAGAAAACAATCGATGCTGCCGCAAAGTCTAAAAACACAGATGTGAAAGTACAGGCTATTGGGGCACTCTTGCAAAATAGAGGTTAATTATGTCAACTGCAAACTTAGACAGCGCAGACCTGAAAGCTGTCGCATATAACGGTCTTATTAATGAAGATGTCATGCAACAGATTTGGGATATTTCTGAAATTCCACTTCCTTTGACTAATATGATTGGTTCTGGTAGCTGTAAAAATGCTTATAAAGAATGGACAACTGATGAGCTAGCTGCTCCTGACAAGACTAACGGTACTGTTGACGGCGCGGATGCTTCTGGTAATGATTCCGCAACTGGCGAACGTATCGGTAACCATTGTCAGATTCCTGATAAGGTTGTTCGTGTTTCGACTCGTGCACAGGATTCTGATACAATTGGTCGAGCCGATGAACTTGCCTATCAGGTTATGATGCGGCAGCGCGAGCTAAAGCGGGATGTTGAAGCTATCATATGTTCTGAACAGGGCTCTATCGCCGATAATGGTGATGCAGTTCCTGGACGTTCGGCTGGTTTCTTTGCCATGATTCGTGATAGTCTCACTAAAGGCGGTAATGCTCTTGTTGCTTCTGATGGTGTACGTCCTGGTTTTGTAAGTGGTGTAGTTGACGGCGGTACTTATAGTACTACTGATTTTACGGAAGGTACTACTCGTGCTCTTTCCGAAGAGTTGGTTCGTGATGCTGCTGAGCTTGCTTATCTGGACGGGGGTAACCCGGGGTACTTGATGTCTGTACCTCAGATGATTGGTGCATTCTCTAATTATCTGTTTACTTCATCCGCGAGGATTGCATCTTTGTATTCTGATACAGGTACTGCTCAAGATGCGGTTGTTGCTAAAGGTTCAGTTAATGTATTTGTGACTGACTTTGGTATCACTTTGGACTTTGTTCCAAATCGTATCATGCAACCTGAAGTAGCAACTACTGGTTCTCGTCGTGTAAATGTTGGTGTAATCGATCCTGCTTATATGGCAATTGATTATCTTGCTGGATATCGCGTAGAGCCTTTGGCTAAGACTGGTACTGCTGACAATCGTCAGATGTGTGTTGACTTTACACTTCGTGTAAGTTCTTTGGATGCTCACGCTACGATTTGTGATATCAATGACGAGGCAGCTGTCACACAGGCTACTGCGTAACTTCTCCATTCCTGCCCTTCGGGGCAGGTTTTTTAAGGCTAGATTGAGGAATTAGAAATGACATTTATTCGTGAGCCAATTCTCCATGATGAGGACGATTACGCAGCAAGCAAGGCTGATAACGCAGGATCTGCTTATTTAGGGCGCATGGCAGCACTTCCTGGTTATGCGTGGTTTTCGCACTTTGAAGACTTTATTGGTGATCCAGCATCTAATGCTCCAGAAGGTTGGACGGCTGTTATCGATACCGGAGCTACTGTAACTGCGTATGCTACTGATTTGTTTCCTGGCGGTGTTCTGAAGTTTCTTTCTGATGGCACAACTGAGGGCGCATCTATTTACCTTCCTAAGTGTATGCAGATTGGAACTAAGAAGTGGTTTATGGAAGCACGTATCCAGGCTGAAGATGCCGATGATTGCGACTTTCAGATTGGACTTAGTATTGCAAATGCAACTACCAATCCTGAAGATCTTTGGACTACTGCTTCTACCGATCTTGTTGCTTTTGGTGTTATTGATGGTGATGCTACTGTTAAGTCATTGATTGATAAAAACAATGGCGGCACAACTGCAGTGACTGGTACTATTGATCTTGAGGATGCTACTTGGCATACACTTGGTATTCTGGGTGATGGGGCTAATTCAGTTAGTTTCTATGTTGATGGAGTATTGTCACATACTGATGTAGTTACTGCGACAATTCCTGATGATGTAAATATGGTGCCATTTATCGGTTGGAGTAATGGTGCAGATGCTACTGATATCGGGCTTGTTGATTATATTCGTTTTGCGATGGAACGGTAAGAGGATAGTATTATGGCGGGCAAAATGACTGACGGCACTGTAAATCAATGGGATCAAAAAGCGATCCGGGCATACGCAGAAGGTTGTGAAGCCCGCCAAAATGCTACTAATCCTACTAATCCATTTGCAGTAACAACTGAACCAGAATATATCGCATGGGCGCAAGGTGTGACTGATGTAGCAGCGGCGAGTGGAATTGATGCGTGTATCGCTAATCCCACAGGAGCCGCAGCAACATGAAGGATCTTAAATGGGGCAGTTCTCACCGAGTTGCCGATGATGATTCAGGGATACGTACTGAGTTTATCACTCATGCACATGAGCCTGGTAAGGTATATACGAAGCAGACACAACCAACTGAAGATATTATTCTTAATCGTAATGAGCGAAAAAGAATTGAAAAGCCATTAAGGGACCTTTCTTTTGGGAGGCATGTTGCGTGTATTCCAGTGCTTCATTATCAGATGCTTAAGAAAAAGTATCCTGATCTAGATTCTAAAGATGGCAAAGTTAAAACTGCTGCCTGGGCTAAAATTTTAAAAGATCCAGATAATAAGAAATATCTGGTTCAAGAGAGGTATTGATATGCGACAAGCAATAGCACAAGGGCAAGGAAGCAGTACTCCTACCGTTGTTAATTCAGGAATTGCAAGTGGATCTTTTGTAGATGGCGGTAATCCTGGTGAAATATCATATGATAGTTCTGGTAATAAATATGTATGGGATGGAACATCGTGGATACAGACTAGTACTAACGGGACGGCGCATGTTGCTGATGGGTTTAAACCCAGTTCATACACGGGGAAAATAACCTCAGTTAATGCTGGGGTGTCATTCGCAATTGCATCTGGGGCCACGCGGTTACTCCTTCAGAGTCTGGAAACTACGGGGCTTGCGGAATTCGCTGTCCTTGCTTTTGGGACATCCAGTGTAAATGCAATTGACAATCTCAATATTGTTACGAACGCATCTACAACTGGTGCTATCGTAAAGTCTGGCGATTCCACGGCAGGTGGTGTAGCTCCAGACCTTCTAATAGGTATTCCTCTAAACGCTCAAAATGGCGGATATGCCGCGCTTGGGAATGGAACAGCAAGCACCGATCAGATTGTCATGGTCACTCAGGGGGTCTAATGAGCACTTGGTATGTAAGGCCTTCTGGTGGTTCGTATGGTACTGAGGATGGCACGAGTTATGACAATGCCTGGGATGGGAACGCAGGTATAACTTGGGGCGTCGGTGGGGTAGTTGCTGGTGACACGCTGTATATTTGCGGGACTCATGTTGAACGGTTGCAGATAGGCGATGATGGTACGGCAACGAATAGGATAGTGGTTCGGGGCGATTATCCAGCAGATCCAGGGATTATTGATGGGGAAGGAGAGGCTATTACTCAGGGATTGTGGACTAATGGCGCTGACTATATAGATATTAAAAATCTCACTGTCAGGAACATCAGTTCTGGTGGAGCAGGGTCTGGCATTGACATTGCTACGTCAGTTGGCGTGAGGGTTCAAAACATTACAGGGACGGGTTGTTATTTTGAGGCTATCGAGGTAGTTGACAGTGCAGACACGGTTATCGAGGACTGCACGCTGACAGGCAATCTAGTTCGTGCCATTGTCGCTTATTCCGCCACTGGTCAGATTACTAACACCATTATCCGCCGCAATACCATCACTGGAAATGGTAGGTGGGGCATTTCATTAGACTCAAATAATGCGGCTACAAGTACCCAGTTCAATGCAACTGGGTTTGAGATTTATGAGAATGTAATCTCCAATAACGGTGGCGGGTTTGCACTGGAAGACCACGGCTCTTGCACCGTTAGAGACAACATCATCGGTGACAACCTGTTGACTGGAGTTGATCCGGGAGCAGTTGAGTCAGGCATTGGAATTAACTTTGCAGGGTGTAACGATACTTACGTTGTTAATAACACTATCAATACCAGTAAAGCAACTACGCGGGTTATGCAGGTTACCGTCAGTGCAACTCCGTGTACTCGTATTAGAATACTGGGCAATACGATAGAGGGGGGAGTATCCTTTATTGAGGCGCTAACGGCCGGATCTGTAGTTGACGGGATAGTAGCTGGTAATCGAGTTCTTCGCACTTACGGTATGTATAGCGTTGACAATGAATGGAAGGTACACAATAATACCTTTGCATATGGTCGTTATTTCAGTCGATTCCATATTGACATCATGAATAATCTAGAGATCAAGAATAACGTTTTCTATCAAGAGTCTGGGCAAGATACAAATTATGGGGGCTGGCAGATTACAGGCACTCTATTATTAATTACCGGAGGGACAGAAGTCCTCTCTGCCAATAACTACAAATCAACCTTTGGCAATATTGTTGCAATAACTGGAGACACCAACTACAGCGTCGCTGGGTTGATCAGTAGCGCGATTGATGTACTTGCACTTGGTGTTGATCCTGAGCTTAACTCTGATGGGGACGTAACAGCTGATTCATTGGTAAGTAGCGGAGTTAATACTAATACTCCCGTTTCAGTAGATATTACCGGGGAGCCATTCCCTTCTTTTGATGTGTGCAGGGGGGCTTTACAACCTACTGATGCAACCAACAATCCATTCCATCCGTTGAATTTGTGAAAATCTCCTTCCCAAACAACTGGCATCCACGTCAATATCAGGTAAGGTAATGAAATGACTACATATGCTCAATTACAATCTGATATTGCTACTTGGTTAGATCGTGATGATCTTGCTACGCTTATCCCTACATTTATTAGAATAGGTGAGCAAGAAATTTATCGTAAACTGCGAATCATTGAAATGGAAGAGATTTCATATACTCCATTATCAACCATAAGTCAATATTATGATTTGCCACCGAGATTTATTGCTGCTCGTAATATTTACATAGATACATCTCCTAATAAAAAATTAGGATATGTGACTCCTGAGCAAATGAGTTTAACAACTCCATCTAATAATAGTAATAGTTCACCAACTCAGTATACTATTGTAGATGGTAAATTTAAACTTGATATTATTTTGGCTGCATCAACTAATAATCTTTTCATATCATATTACAGAAAATTTGCTGAGTTGTCTGCGTCAAATACTACTAATTGGCTTTTAGATAATGCATATGCTTTATTACTTTATGGAGGCATTCTTAGCTCTGAAATTTATCTATATAATGATGAGCGTATACCTTTGATCCGTACTGAATTTGAACGAATTATTGATGAGCTTAATGAACAAGCTGTCGAAGGCAGACACAGCGGTGGTTCATTAATGATTAGAGCAACATGAGTTGGAATGATTCAACTGATGTAGGTAATATATGGTCGGATTTAAATACTTGTAATCCGACAATTATATCTATACCCTGGACATTTATTGATAGTGTTACTCCGTGGGAATTAACTACTGGTGATGATTGGGATTTTTATCAAGAATTTAATGAATTAGCTTGTAATCAATTTACTGACCTAGATGATGAACAAACTATTTGGAATGACTTATAAGGTAATATTATGGGTATAGAATCACCTATTAATGGTATTTGGAGTTTGGATGAAACATGGCCTTTAACGACTGAAACACGTCGTGAAGGTGATGATCATTTGCGTTTAATAAAAGATGCTATTAAGAAAACATTTTCATCTGTTAATGCAGTAGTTGATTGTACTGATGAAGAATTGAATATTCTTGCTGGTGCGATTATTTCTACTACTGAACTTAATTATCTCGACGGGATTACATCTAATATACAGAATCAAATTGATGATCCTACGATCATGCATACTAACGAGAATAATGTAACGACTGGATCTTTCCAGGTTAGCGAAAACATTTTATATGTTAAGCGAGATAATGCAACAGTTGGCACAGGGCTCATCGTGCTTCAGAATGGAACTCCAGTCCCATTAGTATACTTGTATACATATGCAGATAATGATGGAACAAGACCGAATGCTTTTGGGATATTAAATGCATCAGGCGTTGCTAAATTGATACTTCGGCAAAATGCATTGTCTGTGGAGGCTACAGCACTTGGCTTATATGTAGATGATAATTTATTAGCAACGGCTGATAGCGTCTCAACATTAGATACCGCTGCTGCCAAGAATGCTAATTTTAATGACACAGCAATCACCGCGATGGGCGGAAGCGGCACTTGGGATCAAGAATGGGATACTGGCTTTGGCACAGGTTTTGCGTGGGATGTACAGGTTAAAAGATCAAGTGGAGATTCAGATACAATTACTGGATGGGCAATGGATAGTGATGGATATTCTATTCCCATTGGGGCAGGAGTAATTCCATCATCTACATCTGCTCCGACAGCCGGCAAGATTAGAGTACAATTTACCTACGTAAGCGGTGGTAATAAAGAGTTTGTTGTTAAGTTAACTGCTCGTGAATTAATATGATTCTCACCTTTAAACAACTTGGTGAAATAGGTATTGTTAGGGATATGCATCCTAGCGAACTTCCTGATAATGCTTGGACCAATGGGAATAATGTTGTTTTTAGGGATGGTATTGCTCAACGTATAATGGGTGATAGTACTATTTTTGATGGTAATACATACTCTCCTGAAAAGATAATGTTTTATCCAGACCCTCAATCTGGCACTGCATATTGGTTATATGCCGGGTATGATGTTACTGATATGCGAATTTTATCATGGGATGGAGCAAATCACGTAGATCGAACTTCGGCAGATGTAGGAGATCCTTATACGTCTCACTCTGGATGGACTAGCGGAACTGTTGCTGGTGTCCCTTATTTTAATAATGGAACTGCTGCGCCTTGGGTTTGGATAAGAGCAGGGGATGGAGTTGCATTAGATGCCTTAATGGTTCAAATGAGCACCTGGCCTGCTGGAATGATAGCAGAGCAACTTCGTTCATTCCGTAATTTTTATATTGCTATGGATATTACTGAATCAGGTGCCGCCAGAAATCCATCACGGTTGATGTGGTCTCATCCGGCAGAACCTTATGCCGTGCCAAGTTCTTGGGATATTACTGATACGACAAAATTAGCTGGAGATGTTGTTCTTGGTGATACTGCGGATTATCTTGTTGATTGCCTACAACTCCGTGGTAATAATATAGTTTACAAACGTAATGAAACATGGGTAATGCGACGAGTTCCTTCAAATGATGTATTTGCATTTGATAGGCTTTATAAGGAAACAGGGTTATTAGCTCCAAGATGTGCTGCACCAATTAAAGGCACATTCCATTTTATGGCAACTAATAACCAAGATATTATTGTGCATGATGGGAATACAAAACAAAGTGTTGCAGATAGGAAAGTTCGTAATGCTATTTTTGCAGAAATTAGCGAAGAAGGATTGACTAGGTGTTTTACAGCATCTAATAAAACACAAGAAGAGGTATGGTTCTGTTATCCAACCTCAGGTAATGATAGATGTAATCGTGCGGCTATTTGGAATTATGAAACAACTGCTTGGTCATTTAGGGACTTAGATCAAGCAACTGATATGGCTTATGGTATCCCGACAACAACATCTACCCCAACAGGTGATGATTGGAATACCGGTCCTGATACTTCTTGGAATGCTGGCGAAGATATTCCATGGTCTGCATTTTATAATTCAATACTTCAATCAAGTGAAGTAATGAGTAAACAAGATGCTTTTCTTAAAATTGATGATACAACTCGTTTTTCAGGATCTGATTATACTGCATTTTTAGAAAAGCGTGGCATTGACTTTGGAATGCCAGAACGTCGCAAGGAAATTAGAGCAATTATTCCAGAGATTCAAGGATCAATAGCGAGAGTACAAGTTGGTGGAGCAAATAACATAGAAGGGCCATACACCTGGACACCGCCTAAAGATTTTGATCCATCTAAAGATTATAAAGTTGATACCCGTAAAAATTGTCGTTATGGCGCTATGCGGTTTGAGAGTGAAAATGAATTTCGTATTAGTTCTATTGGAGTTGATGTAGTTGAAAGGGGCAAACGATAATGTCCTTTACTTACATTCCGGATGCACCTCCATCTGATATTGATCAAATTACTTCTGAATGGATTCATAGAGAATTTACTCGTATATCAGATGAATTAATTGCTGCCAGTGAAGCTAAATGGGATGATCTTAGATTTCCAGCGGCAAATTTAAAGCCTGGAACAGCTGGAGTGCCAACCTGGGATAACACCAATGGATTGCAGGAATTTAGTATTGGTGATTATCTATTTATACAAGTCCAACTTCCTCATGCTTGGAAAGTCGGGTCCATATTAAAGCCTCATGTTCATTGGTGTAAAATTACCAGTGGACCAAATTTAGTTGGCTGGCAATTAGATTATAAATGGGCAAAAATCGGCGAGGTAATGGATGCTGCATTTACAACAGTTAGTGATGAAACCCCAGATGTGAGTGATGGGGATACCGCTTATCAACATGCACTAACAGCATTGCCAGATATTACTCCAGCCGCTGACGTTCAAATATCCGATATGTTAATTTGCAAAATCTCTAGGATTGCTACAGCGGGAGCATCATATGGAACACGAGCAGCGTTATTAGAATTTGATATTCATTACCAAATAGATTCATTTGGTAGTGATATAGAATATATTAAAAATAGAGGATAGCACAATGGCTTTGGGATTAAGTTTTGGTAAAAGCGATAGTCAAGGTGGCCAAAGTATCTGGGAGCCACAGGCTGCTGGATTACAAAATCTTTATAGTGGTGCTGGAAATTTCTTTAATCAGCCGAACCCATATATTCAAGGTGCCCTGAGTTCTGGCGAGCAAGCTATTGGCAACATGGCACCTTATACTAATCAGGCTATGCCAGCTTGGTCTAATTTCCTCCAAGGCGGGCAATTTGGGGGATATACTCCTGATATGTCAGGAGCTAACCAAATGGCAGCCGGACAAGGACCAGGATTTGATACTTATCAAAATCTAATGAATCCTCAAGGCAATCCATATCTTGATGCTATGTTTAATAGTGGCGCTGGAAATATGATCCAGAATTGGGGCAATAATATAATGCCCGGTATTGCTAATAATTCTGAAATGTCAGGAGGTCTTGGTGGCTCACGACAGGGTATTGCAGAAGGACTATCGTCCCAAGGACTAATGGATTCTATTGGTGATTTTGGAACCAATCTTTATGGTGGTCAATATCAGTCTGATCAGAATAGAGCATTGGCTGCTGCAGGTGGATATAATACTGATATGCTGCGCGGTATAGATGCTAATCGAATGATTGGACAGGGAATTGATCAGACAGGGCTACAAGCTCTTGGTCAAGGTTCTAATGCCATGAATCTTGGATTTTCAGCTCCTAATATGTATTCTCAATTGTATGGCATGCAGTCAACTCCTTATAATCAATATTCAAATATTCTTGGCCAGCCAACTCCATTAAGCTGGAATCGTGGTGAAACTCAGCAATATGGCTATAGACAAGGTACATAATCATGCCAGATTTTAAAACAGTCTATGACGAAGACACAGGAGCAGCATCTGATGTAACTTCTGAGTTTTATATTGGTGCTGTTAAAGTTGATTCTAATGATATACAAACTAATGTTGGTATGAATTCTGGTCAACTTGCTTCTAAGTTAGACATTCCAGATCTGGCTGATAGGGTAGGAGCACTTGAAACCGGCACCGTTCCAGACCCAACGTCAGCGTTTTGGAATGTCACTATCCTGGATAACACCCTAACGGCTAATGTTCTTGTCTCTATGTACACTGGTGACGCTTGGATTATCGTCAAAGACTCTGACACAACGCCGAATGATGATAGCGTCGGATCTACTCCTCCAACTGGGTTCACGTCAGGATCAACTCCAAGTACTTATGACATGGTTACATGGGCTTCGGGTGAGCTGTATTTCTATCAGTGGATTGAAGGAATTGGTATAACTGAGAAATTGCGTCAGGATGGAGGCAGGGGAATAGTTGTAACGCCATTTGATACGCTTGGTCCTGTATGGCTATCAGGGACAGCGGGTTTTGATGTTGATGATACGACGTTTGCATATACTATTGTCGCACCAATTGACTCAGGAACAGGGCTATTGTCTACTAATACGTATTCAATTCTTGATAATGGCACTCCTATTCTTTCAGGCTTCACCGCATTAACCGGCACACTTGCTTTACCTGAAAGGACAGATCCTTATATCCTGACGTGTCAGGCAGTAGACAACTCGGGCAATACTTCTGAAAGTGACCAAGTAACGATTGACAACGCACCCACAGCGGCCAATGGAACTATTGCGATTACTGCTGCTTCGTTTTCAGCCACTGAGCCGGCCACAATAGATATAACCATTAACTGGGACGGTATAGGCACAACGTCAATCGACGTTGATACATTTGAGGGAACTGCCTCAGATACAACCACTAATCCGACAGGTGGTCAGTTCACTCGAAAATCTGGTGAGACAGTAAATTGGGCGGCTCCTGGAAATGAGACAGTTACAATAACCACATTTGACAGATCGTCAGCCACGAATAACCAGGCATTTCTCCAGCTTGATTACGACTCTCGACCAGCTAATGTAGCTATTGGCCGTGAAGTTTGTGAGTTTATTATTGATTCATCAGGTTCTGGAGATCCTGGGTACACGGAACAGACAGATGGCACTGACTTTTATATAGTTATTGAAGCTGAAGAAACCTTGGGCGTTACTCGACATGTTGCTGGTGATGACCCGGCCAATACGTGGGCAGATGAGGCAGATGACAGATGTTTAGAAGATATTAGGGTAAAGCCTAATAACGTTGATGATTACGAGGACTCAACAACGCTAGATGTTGACGCGCCACATATTGATTATCAGGTAAACCTGACACAGACCGGAACGTGGGATTGCTGGCTGCGGGCAGGCAATGCAACAGGGAGCAAAGCGGATAAGGCGCACCTTGCGTTATTGCGTGGCGTCACGTCAATTGGCGCGGACGGTTCAGGTACTGGGGCTAATCAACTTGTAACACTGCCAGCTAATCACGGGTATTCAAATGGGGACATTATCTATTTTGAAGATGCGTCTGTTGCAGGGTACAACAACAACACCGGGTATGTCATAAGTACAGCGGGTACTAATGTATTCGATATTCCTGATACAGGGTTTGGTGCTGCCACAGGTGGTAATTGCTTTGGCGAAGCCACGCTGCTTGGCATCCATAATGCCTCAGTTGGGGCCGGCGGAACAACATTCTGGGACTGGGTAACCAATAATAGTTCAGCGGCACAAAGGACGTTCGATATAGCGGCTGCTGGAGCATATGTTTTTCGCGTGTATCAGCAAGAGTATGCTTTTAAATATGATCGGGTATGCCTAGCCCGCGATATCAGTACATCTTTCGATGCAGATACGGCGGAAGCACTTGACGAAAACCTTGCTGTAAAAGGCAATGGTAATGATGATAACTACGGATACATTGCATCGACATATTCTGTTGGTGGTAGTCCTATCGACAACTCAGAAAATTCTAATATATATCCCGTATCCCTTCCTTCAGCTACGGTAGCTCCAACCACCTTGTCACCACAAAATGGAGCAACGGCAAACCAGTCTGTAGTTACAGCTCTGTGTGCTAATATGACTGGACTGGTAGTTAATGATTTCATCGTTACTTTCGGTGGGTCAGAGGTTGCTGGATCATTTACGTTCAATTCAAATTCTACAACTTTCACCCCGCAAAGCGGGACCCTTCCGCCTGGTGTATATGTTGCAGATATTCAGGGCAGGATTACAGACACTGACGGAGATGTGAAACAGATATCTATAGCTGCATGGACATTTACAATTGTGTCATCCGGCAGCAGTGGTGTAATTTATAAAATGGATCTATCCGCGTATCCAGCAGGGACAATCCTTACGCGCACACAGGCAGCGGTTATCTTCCAGAATCCCGCTATTACAAATGGAGTTGGATCTGACGCTTTTGATGCCGGGCGTATCATGGTGGAGACAGATCCATTCGGCAGTAATGAAAAAGTTCTTTCTGTCCAGTTTATTGAAGGGGTGGCAGGTCATACAGATACTGGTGGCCAATGGAAAATCCCCCTTGGCGCCGGTTATGATGATGTTTATTTGGCTATACAATATGGCGTGGACAATGATTGGATCTGCCCGAAAGGAATTCATCTACCGATAATTACTGGTGATGTCTGGCTTGCTTCGTCCGAGCCCGTTTCAGGTCAGTTTGCATCATTCCACCAGCTAGGTGGTAACAATACGTATATTGATTCAATCTCTACTCCTATCGTTCCTGGACTAGTAAACAATTCTTTGTGGTCATATATCTACCACCAGAACAGGGTGAGGCATGACAGGTATGCTAATTTAGTAGATCCAACTGTATTAAGCAGGGATTCTATTCCACACCCTCAGCCATTCTTAATTAATGATTCTTATGTGACTTATGAAAGCAGAATGGAGATGAATTCGATAGGATCAGTGGATGGTGCAAATCAAGCATGGTGGGCTGGCAATCTTGTTGTTGATGAGTTGATCGAGTGGCGTGATATTGCTGGGCAACAAGTTACCCAGATAATTATGAGTTTTCATCTGGGTGGGGTTAAAACTCAACCGGAATGGTTCGGTCCGCAGAATCAGAAGATGTATATTAAGGATGTTACAGTTTCAGAAAATCCGATATCACATTAAATCCTAACAGCGGGGTTTATGATAGAAGAGCGTAGATATGATTTCAGATCCTGACTGGTGGGTGACATTTGACTATAAGTTGACAATGGTTGTGGCTGTAATGTCCACACTGATGACTGTTGTAATTGGAGTTTGGCGATTGTCAAAACGGTATTCTAGAATTATTCACGATCTTAGTGGCAAGGTATCTCATGAAGAGATGGCAGAATGTAAAAGTGAGATTGTGAAGTATATAGAGGTAGCTGGAAACGAATGTAGAGAAGAAATGAAAACTGATCGAAAGGTAAATCGAGAAGATCACAAAGATATATTAACCGGGCTATCTACAATGAATCATCTATTCATCGCGCATATAGATAAGATGAAATGATTTTTAAGGGGCTGGAATGGACGGTTGGTGGCACGCACATTGGGAGATGATCGTATGGATTGTTACCGTTGTCGTGCTTTCAATTATTTCTTTATGCGGTTTGGTTCTGAAGGGTTATGCCACAAAACAGTTTGTTAAGGATACAATAAGAGAGTGCAAGGCAGGTATTAAAGAGACAGATGATGACATCATCCGACGGCAGGAAAAATGTACAGAAGAATTACATCATTGCATCGACAGGCTGGCTAGTCAAGTGGATAAAATGTATATCATGATTTTAGATATCCATGTATCAGGAACTGATAAAGACAGGGTGACTCC